AGTATTAGCCGATTTATTTAACGACAAACTTGATATCAACACAAATTTACCTATGTGGACAAGAAATACTTGTAAGTATGGTGATAACTTTGTGTATTTGAAATTGGACCCTGAAAAAGGAATTGTTGGAGTTCAACAGTTACCTAATATCGAAATTGAAAGAGTTGAGGCAGGAATGCACGAAAAGAGAGCTCAATCAATCGAGGATCCTACAGCCCAAAGAGCATTACACTTTAAGTGGAAAAACAAGAATATGGAATTCCAATCTTGGGAGGTTGCTCACTTCAGATTATTAGGTGACGATAGAAAACTTCCATATGGTACTTCTATGTTAGAAAAAGCAAGAAGAATTTGGAAACAACTTTTACTATCAGAAGATGCGATGTTGATTTATCGTACATCAAGAGCACCTGAAAGAAGAATATTCAAAGTTTTCGTGGGTAATATGAATGATGAAGATGTTGAAGCATACGTACAACGTGTTGCTAACAAATTCAAAAGAGATCAGGTTGTGGATCAAAAAACGGGTAATGTTGATATGAGATTTAATCAGATGGCAGTTGACCAAGATTATTTCGTTCCTGTTAGAGACCCAGCAGCACCATCTCCAATTGATACATTACCAGGAGCTACAAACTTGGCGGAGATTGCGGACATTGAGTATATTCAGAAAAAGTTATTAACAGCACTTCGTGTTCCTAAAGCATTTTTAGGTTTTGAAGATGTTGTTGGAGACGGAAAGAATTTATCATTACAAGACATTCGTTTCGCAAGGACTATTAATAGAATCCAAAAGAGTATGTTGCAAGAACTTAATAAAATTGCAATCATACATCTTTTCTTAAACGGTTTTGAAGAAGAAATCGGAAACTTCACTTTAGGACTTACAAACCCTTCAACACAGGCGGATTTACTTAAGATTGATGTTTGGAAGGAAAAAATACTATTATACAAAGATGCGGTTTCAGACCCAGGAAACGGAATTCAACCTGTTTCATCTACATGGGCTAAGAAACATATTCTTGGATTCTCAGATGAGGAAATCAAACTTGATTTACAACAACAAAGAATCGAAAAGGCTGTTGGTGAAGAACTTAAAAATACACCTGCTGTTATTCAAAAAACAGGAATATTTGATAACATCGATAAATTATACGGATCAACATCTGGATCAACTACAACTACAACTACTTCAACTGAAACTGAAATACCAGAACCAGGAGGTGGTGGTGGAGCATTAGGTTCATTACCCACAGAACCTGAAATAGCCCCTGAAGCACCTACAGGTGGAGAAGAGGCACCAGCGGGCGGTGAACCAACAGTACCCGAATCAAGATTCGATAATATGAACATTCTTTTGGAGAATGACATGATTAAAGGAAAAATGGTATTAGATTTAAGTCAAGGACAACAATTTTTGGGAGAAATTGAAAAAGAGTTAGACAACTTATTAAACTCATAATATTTATAAACAAAAATGCAGTCCATGACATTCGGAGAAGTAAAATCCATAATAGAAGAGAGTTTAATTCAGTCGTACAAAGATCCTAAAGACTTTAAAAAAGTGATGAATGAATTTCATCAAAACGTATTGACAAATAAATCAATTTCAATGCTTTATGCTCTTTATGATGATCTTACATCCGAAAAAGGTTTAAGTGAGGGGGACGCAAAAGAATATTTGGAGGAAGGAGTATCTCTCATTCAAAATATTATTGGTACATCTAAGTTACCAAGATTTACTTCTAAAAGTGTTGAAAACAAATACAAAAATTTAGATACAATTGTATATTCCAAAAATTTAAATATTTCAGAAAGAGTTCAATCTAAAAAAAGTATTATCGAGAATTTGATGAGAGAACCAAAAAAATTACAAGAATCTATTAATATACCAATTAAGTCTATGGTCAATGTTGCCAATCAAACTTTAGAAAATTACATTGAGACTATGGATGAATCTGCAAAAAAAGATTTTTTGAAAATTGTAAAAGGTAATCAAACACAATTGGAAGAAGAATTTTCTACAATTAAAGAAAGTGCTATTAAAAAATTAGAAACTATTTTGGAGGCAGAAGATGAGTTTGAGATAAAAACAAAAATTTCTGAAACAATTGATAGACTTAGAATTGAAGAATTTAACCAAATGAACTTTATTAGATTAAGTTCACTTGAAAAATCAATTTAATCCTTGCTTTTGTCTTTGAGAATATATTGCCTTTAACTTCTGTGTTCTTTTCTGTACAGAAGGTTTAACGAATTCTTTTCTTTCAAAAAGAATTTTTTGTTGTTTTGTTTTGATAACCTTGGATTTTAAAGTCTTTAAAGCCTTTTCGATGTTATCATTTCTACCTATTTCGATTATAATCATAATATTACATATATTTTCTTGTTCCTATTTTTTTTGACTAATGAGAATTTTTTTTCTATTTTTATAAAAATAAATAAACATTTTGTACATGAAAAAGAATGAAAAAAGGAAAAACTTCTAAAATTAATAATTTTGAATCGTTAAAAGTAAATTATGGAACGGTGGATTCAAAAAATCTAAAATCAATTTACATAAACATACAATCTTGGGTTAATCCAAAAATTACATCAGACAATTGGAATCGTATCGTATGTAATTTAAGCCGAGAAATAAAACATACAGTTTATAACCAAATCGATCGAGACTTATATGAAGAAAAAACAATTGTCGATTTGGACCTTAGAACAAGTGGAATTGTATTTGGAAAAAAATCATTTCTCAATCTCGAAGTTAACCTTTATACACTATTAGAGTTAGATTTTAAATCAACAAAAGTTCGAGATTCAATAAAAAAATTAGTTCACAAAATAAATTACGAAAATTTTCAAAACAACAAATACTTTGATTTCGAGTTAACCAAAAATGGTAATTTGGTAAAATAGTATCTCAAAGTATATTTATAGTAAAATCTTTAATGAAACAATTGAGAATACTTGGTCCCCACGAAATAGGTAAAGGAATTTTAATTGAAGATGATGCGGGATACCTTTCTCCTCATGACAAGTTAAATGAAGCCTTCCTTAAAGAAAATAATTCAATGGATCATAAGAAACCATTTGAATTCTACGCTGTATTACAGAAGTATAACACTCCAAATAGAAACGGTAGATTTTATCCCGAACAAATTCTAAAAAGAGAAGCTAACAGATATAAAAAAATAATCGAAAAAGGATTATCAACTTCTGAGTTGAACCATCCTGAATCATCATTAATTGATTTGGATCGTGTTTCTCATTTAATCACTGATATATGGTGGGAAGGAAATGTTTTAATGGGTAAGTTGAAATTGTTAACATCCCCTGGATTTCATGAAAGTGGTATCGTATCAACAAAAGGAGATATTGCAGCCAACTTAATGAGACAAGGTGTTACTATGGGAGTATCATCAAGAGGTGTAGGATCTTTAAAAAAAGTTGGGGAAAGAAATGAAGTACAAGATGACTTCGAATTAATTTGTTTTGATTTGGTATCATCTCCATCAACACCAGGTGCTTACCTATTTCCAAATGCTGATGATAGAATGAAATACGAGGAAAATCTTGAAGAAGAGAAAAGAATACAAATAGAACCTAGTTCAAATAAGTCGCTTGATTTAATGAAAAAATTAACCGATTATTTGGGTAGATAAATTCAAACTATGGACGAAAAATTTTTTGTAGCAAAAATTACTTACGATTTACCTGATGAGAACTCTGGTAAAATCAAAAAAATCAGAGAGGAAAAACTTGTTAAAGGGTATTCAGTAACCGATGTTGAAGCAAAGGTTACCAAAAAATACGAAGGTTTCTCACATGATTGGAGAATCACTTCAGTATCTGAAAGTAAGATTGATGAAGTAATTGAATAAAGTGGTCTCTGACCACTTTTTTTATTTGGATGATATTTATAAACAAAAAGTATTATGAATATTATTTTATCATACCCTGAGGGTAACAAAATATTAATAGACTCCACAATTCAGGATGGTGTTTCTGCGGCTGTTTCTCTATCACTCCCAATTTATAATGTCAACGCTTGGACATCCAGTGAAATTTATGTCAATAACATCGATGGAGTAGGATTCACAGTCAACCTAACTGAAAATTCTACAGTTACAAGACTTTTGATTTTTGACACCTCCGAATCTAATGTAACCACTTGGATTTCGAACAATTTTCCTGGTGCAACAATTACAAGTATGGGAAAAAATAACTTCACATTATATTCTGCCTAAATTTTTTTGATTTAGACACTATTTATTAGTTAAAATAATAACAATTTATTATGCAAAAAAATAAATCAATTGTTGAAGAGGCACTTATTCAAATGAAAAATGTTGAAGAAGCTATCGCCGAAAATGCAAAAGGAATACTTCGTTCTACAATGAAAGAAGAAATCGGACAATTAGTAAAGGAATCTCTATCTGAACAAGAGGAAGACGACGAGATTGAAATGGACTCAGAAATAGATACTGAAATGGATGACGAATCAGATGATGAGGAGTTAGATATGGATGTTGATAATGATGAAATCGAAATGGATTTAGATATGGATTCTGAAGGACCTATTGATTTAACAGGAGCATCTGACGAGGAAATCTTAAAGATTTTCAAGGCTATGGGTGAGGAAGATGGAATTATCGTTAAGAAAGATGGTAATGACATTCATATCACTGATAACAATCAAGACGCTGAATACCTGGTTAAATTAGGTGAGTCAGAAGAAATGGAAGAATCTATGTACGATGAAATCGACGAAAATTTAGACGAAGAAGGTATGGACATGAATACTGAATTTGATTCTGAGGATCAATCTTCCGATGTTGACGTGGATGCTATCGTTGATCAACTTTTCGACGGAGATCATCATCTTGAAGAAGATGAAGATATGGACGACGAAGAAATGGACGAAGTAGTTTACGAAATAGAGATGGACGATGAAGAATTGGACGAACAATCTATGGACACTGAATTAGACGTTGAAATGGAATCTGAGATGGATGAAGAATCTATCTATGAACAAGACGACGAAGATGAAGATTACGAAGATGAAGAAGAAATGGAAGAATCTTACGACCATGAAAAAGTCGGAGTAAAAGAGGCTAAAATGGCAATGAAACCTAAGGGTGTTGGCATGGGAAAGCCTGATTTCAAATATGATGGTGAAACTGAATACAAGTCACCTAAGAAAATGAAACAAGGAACAAAAGGCGTTGGTATGGGTAAACCTAAGTTCGAATATAAGAAAGGTGAAAACATGGAAGGTAAATTGAAACCTGCAAAAAAGAAAGTGGAAGCTAAAGAAGCATCACGTACTTATGGTTTCGGTTCTAAAGACAACTCAAGAGGTCTAAGAAAAGGAATTACTCCAAATAGAAACCTAACTTTTGAAGCATTAGAAACAGAAGTTAAACAATTAAGAGAAAAGAATGATGAGTATAGAAAAGCACTTAACATTTTCAGATCTAAACTTAACGAAGTTGCTATCTTCAACTCAAACTTAGCATACGCTACAAGATTATTCACTGAACACGCAACAACTAAGAAAGAAAAAATTAACATTCTTAGAAGATTTGATAGTGTTGAGTCATTAAAAGAATCTAAAAACCTATACAAATCTCTTAAAGATGAGTTAGGTCACACTGAGACAGCACCTACTAAATCAATCAACGAATCAGTTGGTAAAATTGAGAAGGTAGTTTCAACTGGATCATCAACTAATCTAATTGAGAATAAAACTTATGAAGCTCCACAATTCTTAAGAATTAAGGACTTGATGAGTAAAATTGGATAAACAATAAAACAAAAAAATACTAAAAATGGGAGCATTATTAGAATCAGGTCTTGTTGGTAACATCGGTCTTAAGCACCTTAAAGTTATCAAAGAAGACACAATCAA